CAATTCCTCATTAGATTTACCATTGATAAATGCTGTCCCTAACTGCTCTGTCAACGCCCTGGTTATCAGCTGGTTTTCATAATATGCGTCCCCCAGTCTTCTAACCCTGTTCCAGCCAGGCGTATATCCTAATCTTGACAGGAAGTAGTCACTTCCATAATATTTATTCAGGTCAACATATTTACTTCTTGTTTCCAGCAGATATTTTGAACCGGGATTCATGTTCTGAGTAAACATTGCACCAGTCAGTAAAGGATTTACAGAAATCGTCCCCGTATTCAGGACTGTCTGGACAGATGACATATTATTTGCAACCTGGACAGTACCATTTGTTGAAGAAATTCCTTTGCCAACCGTACCTGTGAACAGGCTCCCTGCAACTCCGTGTACTACACTTCCGATATTGATTTTCCCATTTGCTTCAGTAATCGGAGATGTAATAACCGGAACAGTTATATTTACTGTCGAACCTTCTATTATGCTTGGCTGTCCGGCTTCATAGGCAATATCTCCATTTACAAAGTCCCTTTTCAGAAAAGCATTGGAAGTTGCATTCTTTTTCCCTCTTTTGAAATATATTCTAAATATTTCCTGCCCGTCCCTTAACTGCACGGCATTTCCTGTCGTTACAGAATTTTCAAGATTCGATGAATTAATGTCGACAGTTCCTCCGGCTGATATTATACTGTCCCTGTTCCTAGTACTTGCAGAATTTATCGTAATGTTTCCACTTGCCTGTATTTTCCCGTATTCTGTGGCAGCATTGCTTTCCAGTTTCCCTTTCAATGGTATTTCCGGTACTCTCGCAGTCCTCGTATAATACGTATCATCGCCTTTTTTCCCAACCCTATCTAAAAAATCAAATCCTAAATTCGGGTACTTTTTAAACATTATGGATGAATAGCCATTTATTTCATCTGCCGATATCTGTCCTCTCAGCCAGTTCCTCATCTGATTTTTAGAATCATCACTATGTTTCGTTTTTGCTGAAGGGGCTTCCAGATGCATCTTCCAGCTGTTAGAAATATCTGATTCTGAAACCCGTCTACCTTCCCATGTTTCATAATACTTTTCATAATTTCCCAGATTGCTTACTCTCCCAATATTCTGAAAGTCACCGGAAGTAATCAGTATATCTCCTGTTGCCTGAACTGTTCCGACATTGTTCACAATTTTACCGGCATCCAGTGTCATATTTCCGCCCAGGATTTCCCCTTCATCATTTAATATCCCGTTTCCTTTGATGATTAATGTCTGTCCACCATAAATCGTCTTATCCTTGCTGTTTTGGACTTTATTCTGGGCATTAATTTCAAGATATTTCTCAAATGCAACCAGATCATTGTTTGTAATGTCATTTCCACTGATTTTCCCGCTATCTCCAGTAATCACTGCATTGTTCACAATATTTCCTTGCCCATTAATAATAACTGTATCTGAAGAAAGGTCACGGTTATTCGTAAAGTCATTTGATGTAATCTGAATAAGCCCTGTACCTGTCGTATTTCCATTATTTGTGATATTTCTTCCTGAGATGGCCAGCCTCTGCTCCCCATGAAGGTTTCCAGTTAAATTAATATCCTGCGTTGTTGTCAGTACAGTGTTATTGGCTTTAATTGTCCCAGTATTATCAAACTTCTGAGCATTCTGCATTGATATATCGCCTGACAGTATCTCCCCCGTATTCGTAATCTTTGAATTATCAAGTAAAATCCTGTTGTTTGATGCAATTTTACCGTTATTCGTAACATCTGCACCAGCTGAATTCACATCATTTACAGCCAGGATTTCTCCTGTATTTGTCAGTTTCTGGGTATCAAAATCTACATCCCTACTTGAATGAACCTGCCCACTGTTTATTACTTCATTCACTTTAGACCTTATATTGCCGGCACTGATTTTACCGGCATTTCTTAGCTCAGATCCTTTAACTTCAACATTTTTCCCTTCTATATTTCCGCCATTATGGTTTACAAGTGAATCTGAAACCGAAATATCAGAGCTGGTAGCGGCTGTTCCAGAATTTTCCAATTTCTTTGCATTTTGGTAATCACTTATTGGAATAAATTTTGACCCCTCGAAATAAGTCAATGAATTCTCTACTGTTGGAACAACCATCTGCTTATTCGCTTTATCATAATATGCAATCCCAACTTTTTTAGTCCCTGCATCCTGTAATAACCCACCATACCCATCTGTACCCATCCAGTTCATTTTTTCTTCATGTTTTATGTAATCCTGCAGAGTTGACAGTGTAGCTAAAGTAGAAGGATTAATCACCATTGTCGCCCCATTTGAATTATTTATTTCAGTAATCAAGTCAATCTCGACTGTGGCCAGATTAATTCCGTTTGTCGCAGGCATCGTGTCAGCCTCTGCCGCTCTTGTCACGCTGTACAGTATTTCATTCCCCGAGTCTATTTTCCCATACAGTCCTATAGTTTCAATTTTATATGCGCTGTTAACGGATGCGTTTGTAAATATCGCATTCAGCCTTACTTTCGTACCTTCCTGACTTACTCTCGACAGATTGACTGTCTGCTTTATTTCATCAATATTTATGAGTTTTGATATATCAGTAGTATCACTGTAAACCTTGCTTGACGTTACCATCCTAGTAAACGTAATCTGCTTGTTGTTTCCGAGTGCATTCGCTATCAAAGCTCTCCCGTTATCTGTTATCGTAGTATCTTTAAAAACTGCCACTTTTTAACCTCCTATCACATATTTTTTACCGTGCATAAATCCTGATGTTGCAAATATTTTAAATACCGCATCAGGTAGTTTTGCACTTATTTCATATTTCATATAGTTTATTACCCCGTTTGTTACGTATATCTTATTTTCAGTTTTCGGAGTAAGTATATTAATACTGTTAAATCCTAGATTTGCGGGCAATATTGTTTTGAGCATGTTGTTCAGTTCGTCATATTTTTTCGCATCATCAAACTTAGTAGTGATTCCAAGCTCATACACGTTAAAATTGGGACTCAGTTCGTAGTTTCCAGCACCACATAGCTGATCCATTCTATTCACTAAAACTCTCCATGTGTAAGGGATTTGGTCATTCCAATAAGTTAAAACCCTAAAAATTCTAATTTCCAGCGTATCATTTTCATACCTGTGTAATCCCAACATTTCCTCAAACTTACTTATCCCATCCTCGTCACAATATTGAATAAACTGGTTATTAAATACTTTCCTAAGCAGCTCCCACAACAACCTCAGCTCAGGTTCTTCGCTTTCCATTATCCGCCTAATTTCCCTGTATTCTTGCATAAAATCAGGGAGATATGACAGCAGGTCGACGTTAATATTTTCTAAAATCGTCATACTGTGATACCTCCCCACACAGGAATCTGGTATTCAGTTAATTGCAGATTGTTAGGACTCCCATTTATTGTTGTGTTCTGAATGTCCAAAATCCCATTTATATCAAGTATTTTTGCCTCTATACGTGACACCCTCACAACTAGATTATTACTCACTTTTTCATTTTTAAGAGCCCATGTTTTTCTCAGATCTAGCAAGTAATTCTTTACCACTTCCTCAACTTTTAATTTTACAAGTGGCCATGAAAAATTAGGCTCAAATGTGATGTTTGTGTGTATGTTAATTGCAACGTTGCTTGTCCCCTGTACTGTCACGACATGCCCGATAGGGGCAACCCCAAGGCCTCTAGCATCTTTTGTCGGATCCATTGTATCCTGCACTTTTTTAATCAGCGTAGGACTTGCCTGATTAAAATCACTGTCAAGTATGGTTAATAATACAGTTCCGCCACCATTCCATACTGGTGTCACCTTGACAGCTCCCACACCCTCGATTTCGTGCACTTTAAGTTTATAGTCAGATATGTTCCCTCCATATGCTTTCATGTTGAAACTGTCAAAGTACCTCTGTCTCAGTTTTTCTGTCTCTTCTTCATCCTGTCCGGGAATTAAAAGTTCCGTTATTTCAGCTCTACCTAATCCATTTATGTAGTCAATCGGAATTAAGTTTCCTGTTTTCCTTCCTCCGTCCCTTCCGGGTGTTTCGCATTCAACCTGATATTCGTATAATCCGGTTCCTGTGTTATGTTGTATAAATTTTGTGACTGTATAGTTTAAATCATCTAAGCTATATCTGCTACCCAGGGGCACTTCTACGTCAAAAATACCTTTCAGAATTGACTTGCTTGCCTTGTAAGGTATTATCCCTCTTTCACTTGCCCTTCTTATCAGATTAGGCCTGCTGGCTGTATCTCCGAACGTTTCTTTTATAAAATCCTGTAGAACAAAATATAGGCTTTCCAGTTCCATTGCTGCAGGAGCTAATGCATCCCATATGACTGAACCTTCACGCTTATCAAGATTATTTGGAACTCTTGCCAGCATCCGCTCCATTATCTGTTCGTATGTCATTACCTCAAACATGCATCTACCTCCTTTCCTAGATTATTGTCACTGACAGCCCGTCATTAATCTGAATTTCTCCAAATACTGTTTCTGCAACGAACTTTTTAATCAGAACTGTTCCTCTCTCGCTTTCAGTATCAAATTCAAATCCATTGACTGCTGTTATCCTGTTATCCTGTAACAGTGCCTCTGATATTCGACGCTCCAGTTCCACGACACAATATTCAACAGGCATTCCAAACAGGTCTTCCAACTTAATTCCATAGTTCCAGGAATATATAATATATTTATAGCGTTCCGTTCGTATAATCTTATAAATTGCCTGTTCCATAGCCTTCAGACTATCAACGAATCCGAGAATATAATTACCTTCATACAGTTCCATCCTGTGTGTTTTTGTCGGTAATTCTTTTACCATTATGTCTGCACTTGTTTTAAATTTTGGTATCATAGCCACTCACCTTCTGTCTGAGGATCATCAATTCTGTCAAGAACAATAAATTTCTGACCTCCCTGCTGTCTTATCAAAAGCACACCTTCTCCGACTTTTAATCCGTTATGAATTGTTATTTTTTTACGTCCCTTATATTCATGCTTATGTTTCTTGATGTCAGTCGGAGCACCTTCTACAACCTCGAAATCTTCCGTTTCATGACTTACAGATATGTCAACGTCATAATCCTTCACAAAATGCGTAAGTATCAGCTCATCCTCTTCTAATACAGGGACATTTATATTGAGCAGGATTGTCAGAGGGGATACAGTTTTGACTTTCCCTGCGTAAATCTCGCACGGCTTGTTGTATTCAACAGCATTATTTATCATCAGTTTCAGAGCTTGTTCTAACTTCGCCACTGTGTCCTTCCTCCTCTCCTATTTTTCCTTCCAGGTCAAGATCCATAAAATACTCTTTAAAACCAAATTTATGGGTAACTTTATCGACCAGCATATAATTTGCCAGCTTAAATTCAGCAACATCCATATAAACAATAAAAGAAGAGCCCCCGCGGATTCTGATATCCCCGAATATCCCTTTCAGTTTGAATGACTTTGTTCTCTGATTGTAATATTTTAGCATTTTCTCCGCACGTTCTTTTCTTTCCGCTTCAGTTGCTGTATTTTTATTAATTTTCTCAAAGTATTGCAACAATCCCCATTTTGTTATATTAGCACTGTCAAACACCTGATATTTTTCTAATTTTTTTTCCTTGTCATTCACATAGTCCAATACCACCTGGTTATATGTTTCCTTATCTATGCCTACTTCAAAGTCAAAATCTTTTCCTGAAGTATTATCAAAAATAAGATCTTCCAGTTTCAGTTTTTCCGTTTCCTTTAAAGTCAACTTCCCATAGTCATCATAAATTACATATCTTTTTCCCGTAAGTCTCAGGGTTTCGCTTAAAGCTCCCTGCACCATGTCAATCAGAGATGTTCCATCTTCACGCCTTTTTTCAAATACATGACCCGTATCCTCAATCTCTCCGCATGTAAGTTTAAAATCCTCTGCTATAAGCTTAACAATATCACTTGCCTTTTTACTTTTAAAAACATAATATGCCTTACTTTTCAGATACCTCAGCTGGTCATACGCAGTTATACTTACTATGTTAGTCTTTGTCATTTTTCTGACAAAAATATAACCTAGAAATATGTTCTGTCCTCGATATTTGAGACTTACCTGATCGCCTTCCTGGATCCTTTCATCGAATACCATTTTGAAAGTCAGTTTTCCAGGTGTTGCCTTTCTTTCCCAAGATACTTCAATACTGTCTGTCACAAGAGGCGATATTACAGTCTCGGTACTCTGACTTGCAATAATAAGTTCTATGTCCTTTTCCATTTCGTATTTTTCTTCGGCTGGCTTTGACATGAATGATTTTATTTTGTTTCCTAATTTTTCCAGCATTTCTACCACAGCCTTAACTTTTCTGAAACGGCATTTGTGACCGCGGAAATCCCATTCACTTCCATAACTGTTTCTAGCTGATCCAGTCCACCTGTTTCACGTCTTACTATCTGCCACAGCTTTTCTCCATATTTTGTACTGCATATTTTCTTTTCAACTTTATCTGTCCATCTCTGATTTTCAGCACTTACAGTACCATCAGCATTTTTCTTGTATACTTTTGGACGTGGATCTATAAACTCCTTGAAAGTCGCATCAACGTATACATCCATTCCCTCTTCAGCATTTTCCTCAATTTTTATATCTTCCAGTGATACCTTCAGATTAGTGTTGAAATATGCCCGTCCTGAATTCGGATAGTTCCTTATTATTATCAGCTGGAATGGTTTTGCCCTTTTCTTAAGATTTTTAAGTTTATCCAAAAAGTAACTTGGTTTTTGGTAAACCCCTAAATATCTCGCAAAAGGATATCGTTGGGAGGGGATCATGAACTTAAAACTTATTTCTTTTAACCCTTCCTGTTTCAGCAGATTAAATTCTGCATCATTTATAAGCTTTATTACCTCATTCATGTTCTTATGTGATACATTGACAGATGCCGGGGATACCGGTAACAAAATTTTGTCAATGTAGAAAATATACCCATGTGTCTTCATTAATCGTCATGCACCCCCTCTGCCGCAGTATGCACATGTTCGGCTATTCTTTCTCCGAGCCTGTCCATGAAATCTTCTGCATCCACCTGCTCTGAAATATCGTTATAGTTTGTCATATCTATTTTCACCTCTGCGGTTGTAAATTTGTTTACATATTCTTTTTCAGCAATATCCCTCAGATATTTCATGTCTTCGTCCATATCATCCATCTTGTCTGCCATTTTTTTGGTATTGTCTGCAGTTTTTTTGTTATTCGGATCTTTTCCGCCTCCACCATCTTTTTTATCTTTTCCAGTTCCGTCATTCCCGACTGGTTTATCTTTTCCCGTTAACTTATCCTTATATTCGTTAAACGTGTCAGTCATGCCCTGTATTCCTTTCCTTGTGTCGCTTTTACCATCATCAAACACTTTTCCTAAATCTTTAAACTCTCCGTTTGCAAGTTTTTCTGCTCCGTCCATTACGCCTTTCATTGCTCCTGAAGGATCAATAAACCCTGCATAATCAAATTGAGGGGCCTGTTTTTGTTCTACAGCTACGCCATTAGGATCTCCATAAGATTTCTTTTCAAGAAGCCCAACATCTTTCCATGTAGCCCTATCACCTTTATTAATGCTGAAATTTACTGAGCCCGCATTGCCAAAATGAGTTCCTGCAACTGAATCTATTACTTTTCCTATTTCAGCAAGTCCTTTAAGAAACCCGTTAATAAAGTCCTGTGCAAATTTAGCAACTGCATTTATAGCACTGAAAAATGCATCCTGAAAACCGTTAGCTGTATCCACAGCTCCTTTACCAAGCTTATTGTATCCTTTTATGAATCCGTTTGCTATTTCCACAAAAAAATTATAGATACCTTTAAGAATATTACTTACTGTTACCTTGAGCCAAGCCCATGCCATCGCCGCATGATTGACGAGCCAGTACCACGCCTGAACAAGTATATTCACAAGCCAAACTCCTATATTCCATATTCCTATGAATACGTTTGCTACTGTAGTTCCGACTAGGATAAAAGCCAGTATGACTACTGTCGCTACGATAATAAGAATATTCATGATAGCAACCCCTATATTGTAGATGGCCGCTCCGAGCCAGTAGAACATACCCCCTATTGTTTCAAGTGTACTCTGAGTTCCCGTTGCCCATTGGACTATCGCCACCGCCAGAGCAAGTATCGCAACTATTACACCTATTATAATCGCCGCAAGCCAAGTTCCCGGGAACAGCCATGCTGTCGCATTGGCCATGGTCTGTGCTGCGGTATACCCTTTGACCGCAAATGTAAGTGCTATCTTTGCCATTGTCAAAATAGTTACGGCCAGATTCAATGCAAATTTAGCTGCCACATTTATCCATTCAATCGCAACCGAGATGCCCTGCCACGTTACATATGTAATAAGTGCGGCCGTTACTCCCCATATAACAGGACTTATTGCTGTCCAGTTATCTGCTATGAATTTTCCTGCGGCCGCTATTCCGTTAAAGACTCCCTCGGCTACAGTCTTAAGTCCGAAAAAGGCTATTTTTGCACTATTCACAAAAGACTGGAATGCCTTTGAATTTGCCACCTGATTCACTTTCTGCAGCACTCCATCCAGTTGCCTTATCGCAAAATTTTTAGCCTGTACCCATACATCCTGCCAGGTCAGCGGCAGAGTTTTGAATTTCTCATTTATCTCGTCACCTGCGTTGAATAACGCATTCTTGATTATATCCGCCGTTATCTGACCCTTTGCACCTAACTCTTTCAGTTGCCCCAAGGGAACATTCATGTATTTCGCTATTGCCTGCGCCACCATAGGGGCATTTTCCATCACCGAACGGAATTCGTCCCCCTGAAGTTTTCCTGCGGCCATAGCCTGTGTCAGCTGGTACATTGCACTCGTTGCCTCCTGTGCACCGGTTCCTGAAACTTTGAATGCCTTGTTCATAAGATTCGTAAACTTGACAATTTCATTTGTATTGTTAAATGAATCCTTTGCAAGAAGTCCAAGCTTTGCCACCTGATTCATTGAATCCGTATATGCGACCCGTGCGTCATTCGCTGACTGGTATATCTGTTTCTTTAATTGCTCAGGTGCATCTGATACAAGATTTAATCTTGCCGTTATCTGAGCATTCTGATCTGACAGTTCTATCGTCTTCTTTGTTGCCATGACAACCGCTGCAAGTCCGAATGCCGTCTTAAGTTTACCGACAATTTCTCCGACTATTCCTTTAGTTTTACTCAGATTATTGTTCAGTTGTTGGGATGTACCTACCATGTTCTGCATTTCATTTTCAGCAATTGCCAGCTGTTGCCTTGCACTGATCAGGTTTGCTGTATTTATGTTGACATTCTTACCACCAAGAGTTGAGATGGCGTTTATTGTTGATTCTATAGCTCTGTTAATTGCTGTAAAAGTCTGAGTCATTCTGTCGTTCAACACTATACTGTTCTGAATTGTCGCCATAATCTCACCTCCTAGCGTCTTCTATGGCGTGCGTTCCTTTTTGCCTGTTTTTCTTCTTCCTTTTCCTTCTTGACCTTCAGATCTATGCAGGCCATTATGAATCCCTTTTCATATATATCCATTTCGGCAAACTCCTTTGGCCTTATCTTAAGCTTATGTAAGCAGTAATACGCATAGTTATATTCTGCTATGTTTGCCTCGATTAGTTTTTTGCTTCTTCCTTGATGTCATCAAGTGACAGATCCCATCCGTTTAGTTGCTGTATCGCCTGAAGCAGCACATTGTATTCCCCTGGTAAAAGCACGGCATTTATAAGTTCCTTTGCATCCATTACCCCCCATGAATCCTGCAGTTCCTTATCATTCAGATCAGGGTACACTACTGCCCTTATAGTCATATCTGCAAGGTAGCCCTGGTTATCCAGTTCAGGTACATATACCCCTTTGGCTCTTTTTACCTGTCTTGTATTCTGTTTTCTCAGTTCGTCGTCCAGCTCATTTGAAATAGGCTTTATTTCGAACTTTATAGGGTTTCCATTTTCGTCCCTGAATCTTTGTGTAACTTCCACTTCCTCATTCTGTGGTAATACCGCGTTCTGTCTTAAGAAAAATTTTAAATCCTTCATCTATATTATCCTCCTGTTATTTTTATAATTTAAAAAGGGAGCCTTTAAACTCCCTTCTATAATTTCATTCCATCAAGATCCGTAAATTTGTCGACAATTTTCCAGTCTTCAAATGTAAAATCAAACTCGTCTTCCAGATAATCTGCATCTGCATCCAGCAATGCGATTATACCTCCGTCAAGGTTGCAGTCAATAAGCATTATTGTCTGTTTTCCAACACTTGAAGTCGGATCCTCGTTGACAATCTGCATGTCGAAATATACATCCTTGCCTGTTCTCACATAATCCTGTAACAGTTCCCTGAATATAGAAGTGTTCATATGAAATGTAGCACTTCCTGTCCCTTTCCATCCTGCGGCCTTGTTACCTTTTCCCGTTTTTCCTAGAATTGGAACTTCAACCTTTGTTTTTTCCATTTCAGCCTTGACATTGATCGCCTGCATAAGGCTATACCTTTTATTGCCTATTGTTACAAAACATTTGGCAAGGCTCCCCGATATGGCGTCCTTACCTTTCATGATAGCTGTATCTGCCATCTATTCTCACTCTCCTTTCTAGCTTACGATTACATTCATGTAAAGTTTTTCCATTGCAACGACTGGCCGTACGTTTGTTGTAACCAGTACGCTTTCTCTTGTTTCACCCTCAACGACTGTTATATCTGTCTCCTCATTAAAATCCCTTATTGCCCTTAAATCTTCAAGGGTTTCATGATGTTTTCCTATATCTTTTTTCAAATCATTCCTGTCATATGAGGTGTTGTTGGACGACCCCAGATAAGTCCCGTTGAATATTGTCGCCACATCTACTGCTATCTGATCCAATACCCTTATGACCTGTGCAAATGAAAAGTCCCTGTTCTTTCTTTTTATGAACGACACAAATGAATTGATATCCTTCAGCACTCTTATCTCATCCCCGGTTTTATGAAATATGAAATATCCTGCTTTCACAGCCAGCTCCAGTTCTGTCTGAGTTTCATTTACTTCAAGCTTGAAATCCCCGTTATATTTTGTATTAGTCAAACTTCTGTTGACTGCACAATAAGCCTCAGCCCCTCCAACCCAGTAAACTGCCGAGTTTTCAGGAAAATCTGAATCCAGCGTCTTCGTTTTTACATTGATAACACCTTCATAATCAGGATCTGTTGCACGGTAAACGACACATACAAATTTTGCTCCTACCCTGTCCCTCATTCTTTTTGTGTACTGTACGTATAAATCCTTGATTGTTTTCTCATTTGAGTTGCATATCAGAGCATTTATGAAATATTTGTCAATTTTATCCAAGAATGACTGATGCGATGAACCTGTTACAGTCCCGTTTGTACCTCCTGTCATTGGAGTTCCCGCTGTTGCTGTAAGAGTCGCATCTGATTTAAAAATTACAAAGTCATTGTTATTTAAATCCTTCGCAGTGGCAACTGTTTGAACATCCACTTTTTCCCCATCAACAAAAGTTATGACGTCAAAATGTGAAGCGTTATCCACATTTGCCTGTACCGATATTTTGATGTCATTACCTCTTTCTCCAGTATACTTGGCTGTCCCAAATGTATTTGACGCTTTGGCACCGCCCGTATTAAGCTTGTAAATGTATCCTGTTTGGGCATACTTGTAGAAATCTCTTAATCCTTTCAGTTTATCGGAATCATATGAGTGCCCAAAATGTTTCATTGAGTTTTCAATAAAATCACCATTTTCAACCTTGAATATTTCTCCATCAGTTCCCCAGTCAAGTTCCACGCCAAGTGCTGCATATCCCCTGTCAGAGAATACAAGTTCAGCCCTTTCTTTGCTTATAAAGTTGATATACGTTCCCGGCAAAACTTTATTCTGTACAAGCCATGTACCTCCACCGTATGCCATTATTTAACCTCCTTACCTAAAAAATCTTTTAACTTTTTATCTATTTCAGATAGTGTATAATCCGTATTATCTTCAAGCAGTACATTCAGAATGTCTGCTCTGTTTCTGTATCTGTCAGATCCTACAATCTGACTTTTTATATATTTTTCTTCCTTAGCCACAGCTTTTTCTTCTGAGTTTTCTTCTGATTTTTTATTATCTGCCATTCTTTTCCTCCTTCAGTTTTATATTCAGTTCTATTTTTTCCATTTTTGCATTATTGTTACTATCTCCTGCCTTGTAAATAAACATCTCATAAGTCACAAAATAATGCAGCACATTATCTTCCTCCATGGTATTCCTGTTCAGTCCTCTCATAAGAGTTCCATCTTCAAGCTTTATATATTCAAGTACATCGTGCATCTTGTCAAGTACATCGAAAATCTCAGTCTGACTATTATTTTTTGAGAAATAGGCAATATCAAACAGATAACTTCTCAAGTATCTGTTCCCGACAATCTGTTTTTCGCTGGGATTTAGCAGGTCGATAAAAAAGCAGGGTTCCTCAAAGCCCTGTTCAAGTTCATTCACATGCACATCTATACCATCAAAACTTTCTGACAGCCTGAGACTTATTGCATTCACAATTTCATTTAACATTGCTATCCTCCTAACTTCTTGAGCCACTCCGATATTTTTCTTTTTATAACTGCAGGAGCTTCTTTTCTCAGTTCTTCTTCGGAGATAGTTAGCATAAATTTACCTTTTACCCAAGACTTTTTAAGCCTCTTACCAATCGCTGGGACATATCTTCCTGGAGTCTGTCTGTGACCATATTCAACATAGCTTGCATATTCAGTAGAATTTAAAACCTCTATCTCATAGTTACCTCCGTTTTTTCTTACGTCAGATACAGTCCAGTTTCTCCTTAAAGTTCCACCTTGTCCGCCATAAGTCTTTGAGATGGCCTTTCCAGCTTTTTTATACGTCACTGTCTTAGTTTTCAAAACTCTGGCCTTTCCATTCTTATTGTATATAGTGTCACCTTTTTTTATGCCTTTTTTCTTATTGCCCCTCTTATATGTTGCATTCCCAAAATTAGAAGAACTTACAGGAGTTCTTTTAATTACTTTTCTGAGAAGTCTTGCAGCAAGTTCCTTTATAGTTTCGGTCATAAACCTTTCCTCTTCTGCTTTCATTTCCTGCAAAAGTTTCTGAAAATCTTTCAGACCATCTATCTGAACTTCTATTTTACTGCCTGCCATTACGCTTTCCCCTGTTCCACATCAAGTATTATTTCCTGATGATTAGTGTAAACTGCTGATATTCCTGAATGTTTGTATTTCCTTGTAACTCCGTTCTGTGTGACCTCAACTATACTGCCTGGAGGAACATAAACTTCAGGAGCGATAAACAGTTTTACAACTTGAGATGTCTTGGCCACACTTTCAGTCTGTTCTGCCTGACTGATATTCTTAAAACTTAGTCGACACGGTATGTTCTTATAAAGTTCCTTAACTTCGGAAACAACTGTACCATACTTATTTTTAGAATTCTTAAACCCAAATATATTGCATATCCCAGTCCACATTGACTGGATGGCTTCTCTTGCCTGTTTCAACTCATCTACCATACTATCCTCCTATATCTCAAGAGTTCATCCTCTCCTCTTGTCATCAGATATGTCATATAAACTTCAAATTTATCTCCCGTTGTCTTTGTATCCTCGTAGACGACCTTTGTATCGCCTTCACTTATTTCTTTCGCCATACGGCCAAAATTCAATCCATTCAGGTTAAGCTGATTCAGTGATTTCTTAAAATTTAAAAACTCACCTGTACTCCTGTCAATCCAGATGTATTTCAGTCCTTCAGGAACTTTATTCTGATTAGTCTTGTTTTTAATATATGATTTAACTTTCTCAATACTCTGTTCCAACAAAAATAAGTCGGCATCTATGACTTCATAGCCTACCGACTTTAATGTTTTTATCACATCTTCCCTGATATTTTCCACATAATCCATACCCAGCACCTACTTCTTCGGTTTTTTGGCTTTTTCTACTTCTTTTTCATCTTTTCCTACTTCTTCCGTTTTCTCCAAATCGTCTATCTTTTTTTCTCCCGAGTCTTCTTCAGTGCTAACTTCAGCATCAATTTCCACTTCATAACTGCGTTCCCTGAACCATTCGATTAAGTTTTCGTTGTCAGTGTTTCCGACTCCGTTAACAAAAGTTACTCCTGCACTTATCCCTGTATATTCCTGATTCGGTGATTTTATTACAGCCATTTAAAGCACCTCCTACTTAACTTTAATCTTTCTGAATATCCCTGCAGCCTTTGTCGCCTTCAAAGCAACCGCCGCAACCATTTCAACTTCTCCAGTCTTAACTGCTCCCGCTGTCTTATAGTCAGGCAGCCATGACTTGATTAATCCATTTCCTGTTGGAGCGACCCCATGGAATCCGTCCATTCCAAATCTTACAGCATACAGTGACGTTTCACCAGTAGCTGATTTAGTTTCGGCGACAGGATCATTTGTTCCTGGTTTAGCCCCGAGATTTACAAGAGGAATTCCCGCATACATCTCGACCTGCTGACCGAAACTGTTCAGAGCAGTCGTATACATTGCAGTTCTTCTTGCACACGCCCTTATTCTTGCAATAAGCTGTAAGTTCCCGGCTATCATGGAAGGTGTTCCGTCAAGTCCCATCAGAAATTCATCCAGCATGTCAAGGAAAGCCTTGTAGTTGCTATCTATTGCGGCCGAAGTAGATAAGTCTATTGCGGCTCCTGGAGTAAATTCTGTTGAACTTCCTGTGATTGCTTTTTCAAGACCATCAAATGCCTTACTATCCACTGCACTGTCACCATTAATCACAGTGTTGTTAAATAAAGCAGATGCAGCTTTTATCTTCTGTGACATCTGTAACTGCACTTCTGACACTATTCCGCCCATGTCTGCGATAATTCTGTCAATTTGGAATGATCCCCCGAAGATTTTTAAGTCTACGTTATGTCTTTCCTTAGAAACTTCAGCAGGTGTGTATTCATGATTGACTTCCCTGAAGTCCGCGGTTGGTTGAGTCTTCAGCCTTGTATATCCATAAGTCATTGTAGTTCCTCCTCCTGTCGGGGACACCACATTGTCAAATGGTATGTTGTTCATGATAAAGTTACTCTTTGCAAATTCGTCAATCACTCCAATTTGCAAATCGTCCTGTACGTTCTTTTTAGCTTCCGCTAGTGTTATCGGCATATAAGCCACCTCCTAATTTTTTTAATCTGTTTGTGTAAATTTTGCCATTATGGCATCAGCTAGAGATTTTGGGGCATTGCTTCCCCCATTTCCTGTATTTCCTTCACCAGGTTTCACTCCTGTAAAGTTAGGTCCTTTCGGTTTTGTTTCTTCAGCGGCTTTAAACAGCATTTTACTGTCTTCCGCTTTTTTCAAGCTTTCAATCTGTTCGTTGATTCCAAGCAATACATCACCGTCCATTTTGATTTTACTCATGTCCAATAGTGCTTTTACTGCCTTGATATTTAAGGCATCCGCTCCAAGCAAGGCCGTATCCACCGCTCCTGCCAGTTTTATTTCCGCAAGTTCGGCATTATATTTATCCGTTGCGGCCTTATTTTCGTTCTGCAGTGTTTCAATTGTCTGCTTCAAAGATTCAACATCTCCAGTACTGTTCTTCAGAGTTTCAAGTTGCTTATCCCTTTCGGATAAATCTTTCTCAGCCTGTTTCTTTGCATTGTTCACTTCATCAAATCTTGCTTTAGGGATAAATCCTTTCAGCTGTTCCGCATTTGCCGACAACACTTTTTCTGCCTGTTCCTCCGTCAGTCCAAGTTTTAACAGATCCTCTTTGTTCATAAAATAATCACTCCTTCATTTTTTACGCTGTATGTCAGCGGTATTATGTCTGATTTGTTCTTTTACGCCTTCAAATCCAAAAAAAAAGGCGGAATATTTACTTTTTACACTCTAT